AGCAAGAACCTCAGGCTCACTCTCCCACATGTTTCTAAACGCCTTGAAATCGCCAACAACAGTAGCAACCGCCGACGCGGCATCTCTGGCCGTGTCGAGCTTGACCGGGTACCTCTGAACTATAACCTCAGCCAACCCGCTGGTGTTGAACAAGTTCATGTAACCCGACATCGAATCTCTCGCCGAAATCCACCGCTCATGCCACTGAGGATCCTCAGCGTCCAAAGCCATGGACCAACGCTCCGCCCGTTTGACTGGATCCGGCAACAAAGCAACAGCCTCATTGACGTCGTCAATCAAAACGAAATTGGAAGCATAATAAGGAGCATCAGTGACATACATCTTTGCGCCCAAATTGAACACTTCCATCAAAATTGCCACGGCTCTGGTAGCATTACCCACCTTCGTTGCACATACCAACGAATCGTCACCCATGAAAACAGCCCATTGAACCGTGGTGCCCGCGTAAGCGTAAGTGACACTCACAATGTTAAGTATCACATTGCCAAATGCCGTGGTGGCATCCCCGGACTTACGCTGATAATCGACATGCAACGAGAGCCCCAAAGAAACGCTACGCATCTGACAATGCACGTGACCCTGGAACCATTTGTCGAGCAGCTCCTGGTTCATACCGAGCTGCTGGAAAACATAGTTCTCCAAAATGAACACGAACCTGCCCTGCGACTTGTCATACTTGCTGAAATCGTTCTCCAAATACTTCAAGCCCTTCGTTCCAAATGGATGAACCGTGCGAATGAAATTCTCAATGTCTTTGGTGTCTTTAAGCAAATTGACATGATAATTCGGCAGCAAAATCGAAAGAAAACGCCGAACCAACACCCTGAAAATGGAACTATAAAAGGCAGTCAAAGTGCGCTCATGATACACAATGACTTGAGGTTCAGTTCGAGAATGATTAGGTTTAGTCGAAAGAGAAGGTTTCACGTCAGCTTTCAGCATCACAAGATACTCTTCCACCTTCAAATCGGCCATGGACCTGGAATTGTCCTCCAAATCCCTTTTGACTGATGCCACTCTCTCAGGCGAAACCTGAGCAGTCCAATCTCCGAGCAAATCCTCTGACAAAGCCACCGGATCGGTTCTATAATTGGCAAGTATCTCGCGTGCATTCGGCACGCATGCCTCATCAAGAAACCTTTCCCACACCTCTCGAGCCATCATCTCCTCATCCTGAGGCAATGAAATCTGCGGAGCATCAAGATTGCGCGCCGCCTGAGCAGATAACAACTCTTGCAACGTGCCCTGACGTTTCGGCACGTTCAAAGCCTTGATTTTGCTCATAAACACTTTCCTAGGACCAGGAGGTAATCCAAAGTAAGCCGGCATCCTCAAATAATGCGCAGTCAAACTCCTATCTTGCGGATCCAATGAAATGCTAGCAGTATCCATTGTTTTGTCTTGAACCGCAACGCCCTCACAAGCCTCCCTATGCATCTCCGACAAAACTCCAACAGGATCTGGTTGAGGTAGAAAACACTCCTGTTCCTCCTGCGACGCGGTACGAACTGCAAGAGTCAACTCGACTGCCCTCTGACGACTGACGTCCATCTGAACGTCATTGTTAGCCGCCGCAGCTTGCACCATCTGATCACCCAACTCCGTACGCGCCCTCTCCGGAAACGGAGAAACATCCTCAATCCGAAACCTCAACGTCTTCCAAGTCTTTGCAGCAGCCCTATCCAAAACCGACACGGTGGAAGAAGCCGCAGCAGCAATGGTGGCACCCGGCAAACCGAACTTGGGTTCCGACGCGGCGACATGGCCCAACGCCAATTTCATCACGTTCTCAGTGGCCAAAGCCGAACCCGGCCTGAACTGACCGCCTTGAACCCTGATGTAAGGCTCGACAACTGAAAACTGACCCACGCCTGGCCTGTGTCGCAGATCGAGCGACCTCCTCACCCAATCTGCCACATCTCGAACAGATTCGTTAAGAGACGATATGGCAGCAGGAACGCCTGTCCAAGTAACGAACTTAGCCAACCAAGCCGCTCCCGAACTGCCTCCCTCCATCAAGTCACGCGCCTGAGCCATCACCTCAGCCAACAAAGTACCGGCATGATACCTGTCGACGAATGCTCGAGTATACACCGCAATCATCAACCTGTTCACCATCTGAAGGCCCAACCTAGAGTTGACCTTGACGGAAGTGCCGTTGACTGTAACGCGATCATTAGAAGTGCCAATGTACTTCCTGATCCCGAACCGAGTGAAAGACTCCTTAGAAGTCTGCATAGCAAACTGATAAGTGCGATCCACCAAACGCTTTCGAGCAAAAAACGGCACATCTCGCCAACTGGCAGCCAATGCAGGATCAGCGCCGGGCGCAACCAGTTCGGGCACAGTAACCAAATACTGATCAGCCAAACTAGGCAAGTCCAAAGCGTGAGAAACCTCACGCACAGACGGAGCGGTATTGAGCGCGGTCATGCGAAAAAACATGAACGGACCCCGGTTCTTCAGCAGCTCCACTTGAAAATGCCGCTTTCTGAACGTGCCCAATGAAAAAGTGTGAGAAATCAACCACGGTTCCCATTCCAACATGTCATACGAAGTGGCACCTGCAGCTCCCTCTGGATACAACAGGCGCAATTCATCGACGCGTTTCTCAAACGAAACCCCAGTACCACAGATCTCGCCTTTGTCTTGCAAAAGCATCTGAGGCACGTAAGTGAGAAAACCGAAACCCACCTTTGCCTGACACTCCAACATAGCCGCAGCAAACTGAACAGGAGTCATTGGCGTCATAGCCAAGTCTGCGCACACAACGTCCGCCTTTGCCAAAGTCTGACCAGGCTTGAGTCGCGTAACTGTGTTGCCAGACAAATAGTCTTCATACCTCTGGCGAGACAACTCCCTGCCAAGATCTTTTCCAGCTGCCACATAATTCTGGAAGATATTGTAAGTATCAACAGACAAAATGTGGCCCTCGTGCACCGCAACTGGATTGCAAAC